ATGCAGGTATTGGCCACATTTGACCCCAAAATATTTGAAAGATGGACCGACAGAACCACAGAATGGACAGCACCAATGCCTATCTTTGCTAACCTGGGTACGTAATAAATACAGTATGATCAAGCCCAAAACATCACAGGATTTATTCAATAAAATACGCAGCAAGTTCTCCAACATACAGTTGGGTGACAGCGAAGGCAATGTAACAGCAGATCCTAAATCAGCAGTATTCTTTGATTTTGAATTCAGTGAGAATTCGGATAACTTTGGCAGAGTGAGCATCAGCATAGCTGATGGCGAGACCATGAAAGTGTTCTATAATCAGGGTTTGGTAGAGAAGATTGATGATGCTGCAAGAACAGATTGGTATAATTTCCTTAAAGAATTAAAAGACTTTGCAGTGGAACATCAGGTAAGTTTTGATGTGCGAGACATCACAAAAAGCAGCCTTACACAGCAGGATTTTAAGAATCTTGCAGATGTGAATCAAACGGTAAATACAGATGATAATATGTCAGAAGAACTAAAAAGAATTACAAAATTAGCAGGTATTCCAGTAGCAGAAAGTCTTACAGGAACTAAAAAGTCTTCTTACGAAAATTTAGACAAAACAAGGTTAATCATAAGACACGCAAAAGCAGTGGACGAAGATGTGCCAGGTGCTAGAAGCAGACAAATCAATAGCCTATACATTGAAAATGAGCAAGGTGAAAGATTCAAATATCCTGTGAAACATTTAGCAGGTGCAAGAGCAATGGCTCGTCACGTTGCGAATGGTGGCGTACCCCATGATGATTTTGGACAACATATTATTAAAATGAGTGAACAGATTGCTCAACTTAATAGTTTTGCTCGATATGCTGCCAACAAAGATCAGTTAAACAATTCAGTAGGAGACATTATAGAGAAGAGTCGACTTAAATTAGAGAACATGAGAAATTATGTAAAAAATTTAAGTAAACAAGCTCACTATATAAAAACTAAAGAAAGTTTCCAACCTACCACTATTGCTGAGTTAGATGATGCCACTAGAAATAGTTTAAGAGAAAAATTTACATTAAAACATCTTGATGACAAAGTAGAATCAGCTCTGCCATTGATACATTCATTAATGCAAGAGTATGATGACCGAGATGGAGAGATACCAGCACCGGTAAACCAATCAGCAATGGTACAATCGTTCTTGGCTAACCCTGAAAAGAAATTAGTATTAAGAGCAGATCCTGCTGCTGACAAGATGTTATCAGTAACAAAATTTACAAACAAGAATACCATGTTGAGCTCAATTCTATCAGACATTGCATCAAGAATGTTGACCAGAAACGATGAAGAAGATAGAATTGCTAACTTTGCTAGCCAAGTAGCAGATGACATGGGCAACGAAGGAGCACCATTCTTCAAACCCGATGAGAACTATACAAAAAATAAAAAGATTGCAATACAATTGGCAAAAAGATATATTGATGATTATAAAAAAATCCAACAAGATCCTGCATACGCTGATGAGGTAAGACAAGACCCCAGCAAGTTTGCTCCTAAAAAAGATCGTCAAGGCAAAGCCAAGGGTGAAAGTGAAGAATTTGAAAAATGGGCAAACAGAACAGAATCCAAAGTGAACGAAGGAATTCATTCATTACCTGATGAAGATCATGCTGGTGAGAATTTCAGCAAATTAAAAGAATTAATGAGCAAACATTTTCCTGTGGGCAACGAAGCAGTCAATGCCGTGTCAACTCTACAAGGTTTAGGATTTGGCGATGATGCATTGTTTGACCAACTGGGCGAATTAGCAGATAAAGAAGGACCAGACGCTTGTGCTTGTGATACTGTTAAGGATTATATCATGAACACTTTATTAAAAAGTCCCAACATACAAAATTATTACACACCAGAACAGATCACAGCACTGCAAACTGCTGCATCTGCATCAGATAATAGAACAGACAAAGCACCAGCAAAACAAACAGAACCAGCAATGGCAGGAGAAGCAGCAGTGGCAGAGGCAGCCAACAAACCTATCATGATTGATGGCAAGGAAGTGGACATGCTCTCTATAAAATACGAAATGCAAGATGTTGGTGACAATATATACGACCTACAAGATGCTCAATTCACAGATGGCACAGAATTAACTCCTGATCAATTAGAAAAATTAGAGGCTGATGCAGACTTTAGCGATTTAGTACAGCAAGATTACGTACAAAGAGGAATAGAGTCAGTACAGGAAGCACCAGCAGTGGATACTTCAGACATGACCATGGCAGGCATAGGACGTGGAGAAAAAGAAGAAGTGCAAAAGATATTAGACCAAAATAGTGAATCATATCAAGCAGTGGTGGCCGGAGAAGATCTAATAACGTTTGGCAAACTATATCGTGAATTGCTATCTTATTACATGAGCAATGGCGAGATGCCATATGGTGTGGTCAAAGCCAGAGACGGTGACCCAGAAACATGGATTATGGATCGACTGGACAGCATGGGATTATTAGAAACAACTCAGAAAGAAGCTGAAGCCAGCATAGATGATCAGTATAGATTTCGTGATTGGTTAAAAAGCACTCATAATAAAGAAGTGCATGCATTGACACCACAAGAATACACAGTGATATCAAAGCAATACAGAGACGAGCAAGATAAAAAGAAACAAGAGAGCGTGGGCGGTGGACCAACTGTTACACAAATGAGTGATCTTGAATTAGCCAACTTCCTACACACATCTGTAGCAGAAGTTAAAAAAGACAGAGAAGCTGCCGAAGAAGCTGCACAAGAAATAAATCAAAAATATGCCAGCGATAACGAGTCGGTAAAAGAAGACGAATTAGCAGTGATTAAAAGACTATCCGGTATATAATACCAAATTCTCCACTAGACAACAGATAAATAAGTGTGTATATTATTCTTTATGTCTAATATACATTAGGCAAAAAACAAAAACAAACATAGGCACAATAGGAGGCTTACATCATGGCTACACTAGCTGAAATAAGAGCGAGATTAAAATCTCAAGAAGTGAATCGCTCCACTTCATCAACAGGCGGCGACAACGCCATCTACCCACACTGGAACATACAGGAAAATCAAGAAGCAGTAGTGCGTTTCTTACCTGACAAGGATCCAAGCAACACTTTTTTCTGGACTGAAAGAGCAATGATCAAATTGCCTTTCGCTGGAGTTAAAGGACAAGCGGATTCAAGACCAGTACAAGTACAAGTACCGTGCATGGAGATGTATGGAGAAACTTGTCCAGTTCTAACAGAAGTTAGACCCTGGTTCAAAGACAAGTCAATGGAAGACATGGGCAGAAAATATTGGAAGAAGAAAAGTTATATATTCCAAGGTTTTGTGTTACAAAATCCATTGAGTGATGACAAAACATCAGAGAATCCGATAAGAAGATTCATTATCGGTCCACAAATTTTTAACATAATCAGATCTGCGTTACTGGATCCAGAAATGGAAGAGTTACCAACTGATGCTGTGAGAGGTGTGGATTTTAGAATAACCAAAACATCCAAAGGTGGATATGCTGATTATTCTACTTCAAAATGGAGCAGAAGAGAAAGAGCTCTAGATGAAGCAGAAAGAGCAGCCATTGACAAGTTTGGCTTGTTTAATCTAAATGACTTCAGACCCAAGAAGCCCACTGATGCAGAACTAAAAATAATTAAAGAATTATTTGAAAAATCTGTAGAAGGTGAAGCATATGATCTGGAAAAATATGGTCAATATTTTAGACCAGCTGGCGTGTCGATTCCTGCAAATGGATCAGCATCAGCATCAACATCAGTATCTACTCCGGTCAACGGAGAAGCAGTTGTTACCAAAGTAGAAGCGGTAATAGCGGCTCCTGCTGCAGCAGCACCTCAGCCATCAACTGACAGTGCTAAAAGAGCAGAAGATATCTTGAAATTGATTAGATCAAGACAAAGCAAATAATAACACTAATTTCTTTTATTGGCTCCAGCGGATTGACACTGGAGCCAATTAGTGTTAATATAAGAACATAGGAGTAAAAAAAATGACAAAAGTATTTGACGCAACAAAATTTAGAAAAAGTATTACGAAATCAATTCAAGGTTTAGGTTTAGGATTTAATGATCCTACAGACTGGATCTCTACAGGCAACTACGCATTAAACTATTTGATATCTGGAGATTTTAACAGAGGTATTCCTCTAGGCAAAGTATCTGTGCTGGCAGGAGAATCAGGTGCAGGTAAGTCTTACATAGCATCGGGCAACATAATCAAGAATGCACAGGCACAAGGCATCTATGTGATACTGATTGATACTGAGAATGCGCTAGACGAAAAATGGCTTAAAGCACTGGGTGTGGACACAGATGAGAAGAAATTATTAAAATTAAGTCTTTCCATGGTGGACGATGTTGCTAAAACAATATCAGAATTCATGAAAGGTTACAGAGAAGAAAACCCAGATAATAAAGAAACTGCTCCTAAGATTTTATTTGTAATAGATTCGTTGGGTATGTTATTAACTCCAACAGATGTTAATCAGTTTGAAGCAGGAGAGATGAAAGGTGATTTGGGTAGAAAACCCAAGGCTCTAACATCCTTGGTTAGAAATTGTGTGAACATGTTTGGTTCTTGGAACGTGGGCATGGTATGCACCAATCACACGTATGCTTCTCAGGATATGTTTGATCCAGATGATAAAATTTCTGGGGGACAAGGATTTATCTATGCATCATCTATTGTGATCGCAATGAAAAAATTAAAATTAAAAGAAGACGAA